GACAGCTCCTTGGCTGTTCGCCGACTTAATACAGTCATTAGCGGATTTGTCTAGAGTAGCTATTGTCTTGAACTGTTCTTGGATGAATTTGTGATCGGAAGGAGAAATGAGATGCTGATCAAAAGCAGCGATCTCTGCATCCTGCGACGTCTGAATGACCTGAGTTACCTGAAGAGAAGCCAAAGCCGCTTTTGATTGACTACCTTCAGGACAGCCGATGAGTACTAAAGATACTAGACTCATGACAAATAAGCCGAAAATCTTCATGGAGTCTCCTGTGTAGGTGGGGTGTTTATCGTGTTACCAGCGACATTCACCGTAGCGTTATTCGGAGGAACCTGTGTAAGTTGAGTGGTTCCAGGAGGTAGGTCAGACTGACGATTGGTCAAGTCTCTTCCAGTAAGAAGTGTAGAAGCTATAGCTAGAAGAGTACCAGAGGCTGTACCGCCTAGAGTCAAAGCAGCAATTCTCAAGCCTGGATCATTTCGAGAGGCCGAGAAAATGTAGACCACAACCGCTGTGCCTAGCAGCATAGCGCACAGAGCGATTAAATTAATGGAAAGTTTCATCTTACCTCCTATAGCCGGCTAGCTCTATTGACGACTCCCTGTTAACGTGTTGGGGGACGGAGGTGTGCCGGTGTTTCCTCCGCCCGACGTAGGGTCCGGAAGAACCAGTAGATTAGAAGGTCCTGACTCTCCACCCGATCCCATGTTATTGTAGGCTGTCACAGCAAAGCAATAAGTGACGCCAGCAGTAAGGTTTGGAATAGAGGCATTTGGAGTAGAAGAACCAATCGAATCCAGAGCTACTTTCCACGTGGTAGTAGAAAAAGTAGGACATGTGGTCTGACCAGAAGCCAGAGCAATGTCATAAACTCGAAATGCGTAAGGAACCGTAGTACTTGGCATCGTCCACTTAAGACTAGCCGTTTGAGTTGCTTGTGCCGGAAGAGCAAAAGGCAGTACAAACAACGTCAAAAGAAGCAGAAGTGTTTTTCTCATGTTGACCTCTTTTCAGATTAGTTTGTAAGCTCTCTGAAGTTTCGTCGTGTACGGAATATCAGAAGTTTTGTGTCCAGCATTCCATATTTCGCCGATTTCGTCCAAAGAAGTTGGATGTTGATGGTTAACGTAGCTGTTGAAAAAGGCTACGAAGTCTTGAGCACAGAAATCGAGATTAGTCAAAAGATCATCAGGATTTCGATCTCTAAAGTTTACGAGCATCATCTGCCAAGGACCGAAACTACTAGCTCCTAATTTGTCATACTTAGCTACCAAAGCTCTGACCTCTGTGCTTCTCAGATAAGTATAACCATTAGTGTAGTAAGAAGCCTCGAATCTTGGACCACAATTATGGCCGGCAAATTTAGGATCTGCTCCACCTGATTCAACCGCAGCTATAGCTAGCATGACTTTAAATGGATCTAAAATTTCGGGGACTTTGAGTAATGGGGAATACTCATGACATGCGGCTATAACATCGGTCGTATCAAAAGAGCTCATCTGCCTTCCCTCACCTGATTCTTGATTTCGGTTCCTTGGGTTTTAAGATCTTGTAAAGATTTGGACTGACGTTCAATGATGTTAGTAAGTGAATCGATTGAGTCTTGCCTACGGGAGTCCCTAACCATGATATACACCTGGGCTAAAACTAACAATAACCCAATAATAGCTATTGCTTTGTCAGAAGCTCGGCTATGATGTCTTTTTTCTCTTAACTCTCCTTCTTTACTTCCTATTTCAGCAGCCCGGCGTATAACGATTTTTTGAACATCCTCGGCAATGGCAGCAATCTGGCCAGACATCTTATCGAGTAGGCCAGGCTTTCCGTTACCAACAATTGGATTCAATTTCAACTCCAGTTCTATCTGTTTAAGGAGAAGCTTCTGCTGTTCGTTTCTTAAAGCATGTATATCCTTTCTATTTTGAGCATGCTTCTCGTTGAAGTCTCGACGAAGCGAATTTAGATCTCTACACCCTTCTTCGTCATCACAGTCGTATAGCATGATTTACGGTCTCCCCTGTTAGTATAGGCGACGTACTTTTTCTTCACAAAGTCTCCTACTGCGCTTGTGGCTGACAGGTTACTTTTCCTGTGAATGTACCTGTAGTAATGATTCGCATTCCTGTAATAGCAGCCGTGTTGTTGTAAAGCAATCCGACGCGAGATGCGAAGGTCGTTCCAGGATTAGTTACTGAACCTTGCCAGTTGATTGTGGAGTTTTTCCACGCGGTTGAGCTGTTCACCCCGCTCACCCACATGTCAAGTCCTGCGATCGCTCCAGTTGAGTATTGATCACCTGGAAATCCACTCATCGTATAACTACTCTGTTGACTTAGTGAACTTCCATTTCCTCTAACGTACCAGTAATTTGAACCAGTGTCGAACCCGGAAGCAGTTTTAAAGTTGATTCCCCACGTGACATTTGTTCCGCTATTAAGAACAAGAACACCGTCAGTAAAAATATGGTAGGAATCATACGTAGAAGAGAAACATGCTGAAAGATCTGCGGTTGTTCCTGCTGTAACGGTTACAGTCGTAGGAGCAATGATACTTGATCCACTATTAGAAGCCAGATATCCGTAGATTCTTACGGTTCCAGTGAGAGTTCCTGTTCCGGGAATTACTCTAATTCCATTGACAGCACTTGTTGAAGTTGGGAAATACCATCCTCCATAATCTTGAGTGGACAAAGTATCACAGGAGCACTTAAAGGCTAATTTTCCTCTTAATGAAGTAGTACGGACACCGTCATCGAAGAGTTCAAGAGTTCCTATTCCTGGATATGTTCCACTATTATCAGTTGGATTTGCTGACGGTCTGATTGTGAACATCGTATCAATTGTGCTAGAGTTCGCTCCAACTGTAGATGCGTTATTAAAAGTTGAATTCCACTTATAATGGTTAGCAGTACTATCCCATGTAGAACCATTGTCTTGGGATACTTGGAAACCTAAACTAGTGGAAGCAGAGGTTTGAACACCATCAAAAACTATCAGATAGTGATCATAAGAACTAGATTGCCAGCTAGTTAAGTCGAGTGTAGAAGCTGCGGAAACAGTTACACTCTTTAAAAGAATTAATCCATTATTCGTACTGCCGCCACCTCCACCACCAGTAGGGGCATTACCAATGGTCATTGCATTCCAATTGGTACCGTCGTAGCACAGGGTTTGAGACTTGTTGGCCGGCATATCACCAGCTGCTAACGCAGTTCCTAACCACTTAACTACTGGTTTAGCACCAAGAGCACTAACATTGAGAGTAAGTGCTCCAGTGTTAGCCGTAGTCGTGGTATACGCTATGCAGGTGTTAACAGTCAAACTACTGAGTGTTGGAGAAGCAGTACACGTCTGCGTCGTAGGAGACAGTGAGGTATCTGCACAGGTAAATGTACTTACAGTAGTACCTCCACCTCCTGAGCTAGTCTGCGGATTTTGCAATTGCCAAGTAGTTCCTTTACGCACTACTACGGCAACATTAGTAGTTACTAAGTCATTAGCTGCTAGTGCGCCATTATTCTGTTTTACTATAGTACCTGCGCCTAGGCTATTCACATTCAAAGTAGGCGTGGTTGTGCTATTAGCAGCCGAAGGAAGAAATCTTACCACGAGACCATCTGCATAAGATGAAATAGTGGGACTAAGCGTAACCGAATACGCATCACTTACGTTAGTCGATATGGCATACATTGCAGCTGAAATTGTTGAAGCGCTTCCAGCGGTTCCAGTTGCCAGGGCACCACCAGCCGAACCATCATGAGCAACCCAACTGGTTAAAACTCCATTTTCATCATACCACTCGTCTAGATTTCCAGACTGATTGTTTGCAATAGCACTTCTAAAGGCTACGAGACCTCCATAAACAGCATAATTAGCTAATCCAACACAACCTCTTCCTGGATCAATTTTAAAGTAATTGTTTCCTAGATTTTGAGTCAAACTTCCTGTCCACAAGTGAAGCTGGGTTCCTGAAGAATTACCAGGAAGAGATGTAGATAGTGCTGATGGAACAAGCCAGGGATTAGCTCCATTTACATTGGTACACGTATTGTTAGCGACTCCAATAATCAAGTCGCTAGGTTCTGTTAGAAACAACTTTTCAGTATATGGTTGCCAAACTCCAAATGCCGGAAAACTATTAAATGCAGTAAGAGATTCAATTGGAGTTATCTGATTCAAATTATGAAGCTGTTGCCAGGCTATTGTTGCTGGGGTTCCAGATAAAGTACACGTGTCTGACGTACCCACGAGATTTTTGACGACAGCTACGTTTACAGTCTGTCCATTTCCTGTTCCGATTGACTTATTTACAATTGATTCTCCACCTGTACATGAAGTAATTGTAGTATTTCCTTCCATAAATACAGAAAGAGAATTTCCGATAGTCAGGCTGGTTGCCGTAAAAGAAGGAGATCCAGGACCTGTTATAGAACTTGAGCTCACGACGGTAACTGCATTTGGATTACCTACGGCGTAGACCTGCCTACCAGCATTTTGATAACCACCAGTAAAGACTGACTGAGGTCCTGTCTGATGTACATTTGATTGACCCACTATATCAACCTTTGTGGAATCAACGTCAGCGTATGCTGAGCGTGTAGTTTTAGTATAAAGTATAGTTCCATTTGGACCAGTCTGAACATCAGGGGCAGTATATGGAAGTCTTCCCGCAGCTTGAAGATGAGAGATGCCAACTAGCCAACTACCAGCATCATTAAAATGCGGTGAAGCATCATAAGAACCCACTAGTCCACTCTTATAAGTTCCAACGTGGTGCTCATAAAAGGGTAGTGAACTTCCATTATTTGCTTGATTAAATTGAGATTCTGGGAAAGTTTGAAACCATGGATCAGAAATCATTAAATTAAAGCCAACAGACTTCAGGAACTTACCAGTTGTAAGCTGGGCTTCTGAAATCTGTTGATCAAAACCGCCTGTATACCCATCACCAAATGGAGGCATAATTCCTAGTACTACAGGAGGCATAGAGTAACCATTCCAGCCAGATGGAGTAGGAGTGACTACCATTACAGGACAAATATCAGTTCCAGAAGTGACAGTAATCTTTAGATCGTGTTGGTATGCTCCTGTGGGAATAGCAAAACCTTTAGCATAGATTCCTCTGGTATAGTGAACGGTTGCAAATGCGCCAGCATCGCCATCACTAATAGTCCCTACTGAGGTTCCGTCTATTTGTATTCCTGCTGTAGAAGTTCCTGGAGTTCCATCTACTTCATAAGCCAGAAAAATGTACCCAGTAGAAGGCATCGTCAGAATATCCATAGTAGATCCTGACGTGCCACACTTAGCCCAACCAGCCATAAATGGGGCGGCTGATGGATTTAGAAATTTTAGTGTGTCTCCAGTTAAGGCTGCTGTTGGAGCTGCTGAAAGAGTAACAGTAGTTCCACTAATTGTTTGTACATAAGTTCCAGATGGAATGGATGCTGGATTAGTGACATCCGTTACACGATAATACTGAGCGGCTCCAGTTGCCGTAACAATAGATCCGGACAGGGATCCTATTGCCCATGTCCCACTTACCGCAATGTTCGTTGAAGTAGGATCGTGGTTCGTCCATGTTCCGCTCGTTGAAACCGCAGTTGTTGATTGCGCCGGGATTTTTCCAGTAACGGGAGTTCCCGCATACATCACCGCGGCCGTTGTGAATCCGCCAATTTCAGCTGGCGCGTTTGCAATTGTTCCCCATCCTAGTGAATGGGCCCAATTATACCAGTCTCCAATTCCACAATGAAGAAAGGTAGTGAATGCCTGTGAACCAGAAGGAGAACTTACACCATCCCACGCGTATAACTGGGTATTGAAAACATCTAAGCAAGCAGCATTTCCGGTGTTAATGATTCCACCGCTATTTGAATAGCGAGTTCCAGGATAAGGATAGTCTCCAGTAATATTTGATTTAGGACTTAACTGATTATAATTTGTAAAAATAATCTGTGAAGCCCCATTTTTCGGAGTCTCAGGTCCGTGATATGTTGAATCTGCTTTATTACAGTTAAAATACTGGTACGGAGTTACGTCATCACGTAAATAAGTTTGGCCCCAATTCGAGTTTGACGGCCCAGGGCATTGTTGAGCGCCAGAACCGTTGCTTGGGGCTCCTGGTACAATAATGAACCCGCCGATAGAAGTAGAATCACCAACTAAAAGCATTCCAGAGCCAGCACTACTAGTGCTAATAGGAACCGGAATTCCACTAGAACTAGGAGAAGGAGTATCGCAAGTTCCACTAAACTTTAAATAGCCAGAAGTACAACTCGACCAGAGATTTACTATATCACTGAAAGTAGCATTTCTGGACGCTAAAGAGGTAGTGTTAAACACAATTCCTGGAAGAGTTGGAAATGTCGCACCACCGCCACCACCGCCGCCTCCACCACCCTGATGCCATGCGCTAATTCCATCGCAAACGTATTCAGTCCAAGGAGTAGTCGTGGTGTCATAGTCAACTTGCCCCTTGTTGTTCGCGTTGCAAGTGGCACTCGGAGTTCCAGTAGACAGAATAGGCTGGTAAGCTAATTTCAAACCAGCAGTCTTAAGACCGCCAAACAATTGATCGAGAAGATTGAAGTTGTAGTTAAGGGGAAGATTCCAATTTGTAGAGCCAGCAGGAGGAAGCTGAAGACCTACATTAGGAGTAGTAATGACCTGAGCACTTACACTTACTACTGATATAAGCACTGCTAACAGACAAAGAATTCTTTTCACAATTTTCCCCTTAGTGTCCAATCGCTAACCACTTTCCAGAACCAGTTCCATTAGTGTGGGCTATGAATCCCGAAGCACTAATTCCGTGAACCAGCCATATTCTCGAATTGAAATCTCCATCATCTCCACTGTCAGTCATCATTACTTGCCAACATGTAGTTGGAAATGATACCGGGAAAGTAACGGGAATATCCCCCAAACCTACAGAGGTTTCACCCCATTTAAAAATCAACCCGAAGACTCTTACTGAATTTCCAGTAATTGTGATGCCAAGAGCTGAGATAGCAGCCGCTATTGCCGCAGTAACAAAAGCGGTGGTCGCTGCGTTTGTTGTACTGTCTCCTGCCAATTGAGTAGGAAATTTGGCTGCTGCCGGTGTTCCTCTTTGATTGATAGGAGTATTCACCAAACCAGCATCACTGAGCATTGGTCCAACAGGGTTAAATCCCGTACCAGAAGCATTTACTTCTACAGCTATAGCACTCACAGCATTGGGAGCAGGATCAGGCTGCCACTGGCCAAACCACGTTCCTGGGAATGTTACAGTTCTTCCACCAGTGGCATCTTGAGCAAATATAAAAGCTAGTTTTTGTCCTGCCACCATTCCAGAAATATTCATAGTAACGTTTCCATTTAAAGCAATCTGGAAACCATTAAACTTAGAACAATCCAAATTCACGGTTGAAGAAAATGGAACATTCTGAATATTTCCCGCTAGATCAGCCGTGGTAAGAACAGCAGACAGAACAGAAGCTAAAGTAGCTAGATTTGTGTCTAGCATATTGTAGCCCTTCGTAGACATCATCTGAGCGAAGGCGGCTACGAAGGTAGATATTTGATAGAAAAGCTTATTACCAGTCTGAGAAGGGAAGATATTACCGGTTGGAGCTCCGCCCGTTCTCTGAGAATCTGCTAAGTATGCTGCATCAGATTCTTGGTTAGCTTGACCAGGATTCCACTGAAGAAAATTATTCGAACCAGCCATTGGTTAACTCCACTTACCGGTATCCCAACCGGCGACAAATGCATCGTCTCTGTCGAATCCGAAGAACGGAAGACCACCGATGAAGTAATTGTACTGAACTCCTTCGGGTCTAGGAACAATCATGTCATGAGTGATTAGATCTTGAATGATTGAAGTAAAGGTTCCTGTCAAGATAATGTTAGCACTCATGTTCTGATTATCTTGAATGATGATCTGTCCACCAGCAAATAACTGAGACCAGATTGGATAGAGACTCCCAATTTTTCCATCCCATTGATTGTTGGCTATAGTCGCTTTGATTAGAAGTCTGTAAGTCGTATCATCCAGAATTGGACTAACACTAGCACTAGGCTGAAATGGAACAGTTCTAGATACTCCTACTATCTGACCTAAAACATCTAACTGAACTCCGATAGCAACGTCTAGATCAAAAGCGCCGGTTATCTCTATTAGACAGTTTGAGATGTCATCCAGAATATTGAGAAGTGTCTGTAGCCACTGTTTAAAAATAGCTGAAGAGCTATATTCTGAAGTCAGTAGATTCAGATAATAAGGAACAGGAAGAATCTGTACAGGCGTTGTAGACACTTTACACCACCGTCAGAATAATGTTCGGCACGATACCTTGTGCGGTTTCCCAGAAATTAAGAACGATGTCAGTTGTACCTACTGGAGAAGGAGCTATTCCAGTGGTCATAACTGTTACCTTATAGTCAGGCGACAGAAGACTCTTGTTAACTGACATTGCTACCGCCATAAGAGCATTAAAGATAACTGCTTCACCGATCTTAAGTCCATTCAGATAGGCTGCAAGAGCATTTACTATGTCATCCTGCATAGCAGAATTGAAAGCAGAAGTTATGCCATGAACTGAAAGACTGATGTAGATCGGGACGTAAGAAGGCCTAATGAAACTGATCGGAGTAATATTTCCAGAATTCGGATCAGTAACATTAACCGTAGTCATAGCAGTAGCAGTAGCTGCGTCTGTATTACAGCCAATTCCCTTGTTGTTGTAAATAGAAGTAGCTACGGCTAAATCAGTTCCACCCTCAACTACACACGTTATTGAGTGTCCTGTATTTCCGAAAGGATCAGTGATGTTCGTCTGATTCTCAATAACATTGATACGTGTAACTCCAGGAGTAGCAAGAAGATCTGCGATCGTTCCAGCCAGTCTTGTAAGTGAAGGAAGAGCTACAGATATGCCTTGTCTTGCTCTTAATTGAGAATCAGCTTCAGGTATGTCTCCAGGAATAGCAGCAGAAGGATTTGTAACTCCTGTCCACCCAGCCGTAAATCCGCCCACAGGAAATTTAATAGTGTTTGGATCAGCGCTAATGGCTCCACTTTGCTGCGCGGTTCCAATAGCTCCAACAGTTCCGCCCGGTCCGATTGTAACGGTGGCTGGCAAAATCCACAGAACACCGTTAATGTCTGCAACAACTGCGTTATTGATAGGAGTCCCAGGAGCACCAGATAGAACTAAAATAGCTGTTGAGAAAGTAGGAACTTTTCTTGCTATTCCATTCAGTTTGATGATACTATCAAGACCTGAGCCGATGGCTGTCAGTGGAGATCTTTGATTATACTCAAGTTGACACAAACTCATGTTATCATTGAGTTTAAGAGATAGTGCAGTTATCCACTGATAATCGGCTGAGTCATTTCCAAGATAGGTAGTAGCTCCATAACAGGCACGATAGGCATCAATCAGAACCTGCTGCATGTCATCAAACGTAGGAATCGACAAACCAGCAGATGTCACCTTTGGTGCAAAGTATGTCATGGATTCCTCTAATTAGAAACGGTAAGTGAAGCTGACGAACCAGGAGAACTCACAATAAAAACTGTTCCAAACGGAGTTTCAGCCTGAGCAGAAAACTTAAACTGTCTACTTTCATAGCTAGCCTTAACGTTACTTACTAGCGTAACGAACGGAGACAGTTTAATTCTTTGAGAAATTAAGTTAACTACTACTTTCAGATTTGTCACAGATCCTGAAGAACCTAGGATATTTTGAAATAGTGGTAATCCATCTAACAGATCTAAAAACCATTCACCCTCAAATAACTTAAGTCTGGTTCCGATTATCTGAGTAACGGCTTGAAGATCAGAGATGAAACTATCCTGACCATTTCCTTGTAAGGGTTCTCCAGTGTCAGGGTCCAACGCGCGAACTGTAATAGTAGCCATTACGGTGTCACCGGTCCTGAGTCACTACCGCCGGTAGTAACTCCTGTGTGAGTATGAGTAAGAAAGACTTTTCCATCTATAGTGGTATCCACGTCGTCACTAGCAATGATAACTTTCTTTCCCTGGATCTTTATATCTCCTGTGGCTGAAAGATCAATTTCAGGAGCTGTGATAGAAATCTTAGTAGGACTGAGACTAACCACCACAGATAGATCATCTGACCTAAGCTGCACAGAGTCAGGAGAATAGTTTGGAATATTATTCGGCTGAGACCAAGGGCCAAATAAGGCGAAAGCATCAGAAAGATCATGTCTCCGTTTATCTGCTTGAGGATTAACTCCTCCATTTTGCCACCACCCGTCTATACACATGTCAGCAAAAATTAGAAGACATTCAGTTCCTTCTACTATGGGAAAAGTAAGAGACCACCCAGGAACTCTCATCATAATAATAGGAACATCTTCTAATTGATCGATAGACTCATTGACTGGAATGTTTTGAGTTACCCCAGGATTAGGAGTCGCCGTAGTAACTGGAGGTGGCTTTAGGACAATTTCCTGAAGAGCTATCTGAGCTACAATGGTTTGCTTGTCAGGATCAAAAGAGACTACGTACGCAGGTATAGCTGTGCGCATCATACAAGCCCACTGCCATAAGGCTCCCTCTATGGACTCTGTACTTAAACCTAGTCTCTCTTGAATTGAAATCATAGTTAGTTTCCTGTTGCATCTGCCTGACCGCTCTGACCGAGCAATTGAATTGCAGTTAGAATCTGAGCTGCTCCAGTAATTTCTGTATACCATTCATTTCCACGCGTGTCTCCTCTGATGCAGACACCGATCACTACATATTGATCTACAAGTGGAAGAGGAGGAAATGAACCTTTAGAAAGAGGATATCCAATTGGAGCTTGACGGATATACTGAATAGCAAGTCCAACTTTCACTAAGGGAGCTACCACTTGCACTAGCGGGTCTATCAAAATTCTGAAGTCAACACCTAGCTGTGTTTGTCTGGGCTGCCCTATTAAAGTGAAAGAAACTTTACTAGCTGTTTGAGGTGGCGGACCTAATGGAATCACTGGAGCATAAGTACCTACTAATGGACCGGTAGGAGTTTGTAGAGTATCTATATTCCAATGAGTGGCATCAAACCATGAAAGACAATTAGCTTGATCTGCTAGTTTGTTCAGGTAGTGATGTGGGTTTCCAAAATAAGTTTTCGCTCTTGGTAGGTTACCTGATCCTCGTTGGGGTTTAGCTGCAGCAAGAGCAGATTGGACTTGAGACTGTCTGATTCCAATTTTGTTAACGGCATTTTCTGCAATGAACTGAGCTTGGCTAAACTGAGTGGACCTAGCTGGGAGTGTGGCATTGAGAAAATTCTGAGTCGTTAAGGCCCGGTTTAACAGACAGTGAATAATCAGTCTCTGATCTACAATATCTGGTCTATCTTGAATAGTGTAGAAAATGGGACCATTCCAAATAACAGGAGGAATTGATGGAGGAGGATAGTCGAATTGGTACCCTGCTGCCAGAGTAACCATGTCTCCTTCCTGGATGATAGCCTGGTAGAGATTTATTCCCTTTGAAGGTCCTGAGCTGATAGGTCCATTAGCATTCCAAATAGTAATCTCAGCATGCCAAAAGGCAGAAAATGCAAGTTGAGTTACTTCAAAGGTCATTCGAAGTGCTTCTGGCTCAAAGGTATCACTCGTGATAACTATAGGAGTTCCAGCACTAGGACCTGCATTTGGAGTGATAGTCAAGGACCACGCTCTTCCAAAGAACGGAATCTTTGAAGAAGTTATCGCAGTTGACATAATATCACCCATTTGATCATTTTGTTAATTACCAGGGTCACACCAGGGAAATCCAGGGATACCAAGGGTTAACTTGTGCATATATGCAATGATAAATTAATCATCCGGCATTTGCACATTTACTATCCAACCACTTAAAATAGTGGAGTATCATCTATCCAGAGCTGAAAGTCTGTTCCTAGGTTTGTGTCATTAGGATAGTCTAATCCACCGAATCCTTCTTCTCCTCCATAAGGACCTGAGCCATAGAATCCTTGACCATATCCAGTGTTACTTCCTGTCTTAGGAAATAAGTTAGATACATTCACAATATACCAGCTTCCAATTTTGAGATAGGCTTGTTGAGCTAGTATATTGGCTGCAGGATAACTTCCCGTAAGCATTGGAACTGAATCTATAAGAAGATTTCCGCTAGCGTCAGAGATACTTAGTATCCAGTATCCTGCCATCTGATTGTACTTCACAGCTATGTTCAACTGTAAAGAAACTCCATCAACAGTAATAAGAACAGTAGCCTGTTGATTAGGAGAGGTGGTCAGAGGAATTACTTGAAGAGCCATCCTTCCTCCTAATTAACAGTTCTACTCCAATTGTTACTACTGACGTCTCCTGATCCTGGAATTTGTGGATAAGTTTTCACATTCGGGTACAGGTCAGATGGAAGAGCATTTTGCTCTAGTTGAGCAGAATTCGGTGGTCTTGACTGAATTACTCCATTTGAAGTACTGCCTGTTGTTTGAGATCTAGCACTAACCGTCTGTACTGAAGCAACACTAGCAGATAGTGTTTCTTCTAAAACTAAAGACGCTTTTAAAGCATGCTTAGTTTTGTTATCATCAGGAGTAGTAGCATCAATGAGCAGACAGTTAACGTAAGTGTCCAGTCTGGTAGTTAATGTTATCAGAGTCTTTCCTACTTGAAATCCCTTAATTACTTGCCAAGCAGAAATACTCTTAGTAGAGAACCCAGTCCACACACCTTGAGAGTAAGATGCCATGGCATCTGACATTCCAACTTCTAGAGTTATTCTAGATGGTTCTATGTATGCGTGGTCTGAAATATTCGCCCCGGTAAGAACAGGGTGGGAGGTTTTCCTTAGTCTTCTAGAATGAGTGATCTTGAAAACAGCATCAAAAATGTAGTCAACTTGAACAGGAGAACCTTGTCTGGGGCTAATTGTAAATGGAGGCTGGATTACACTCAAAATAGTAAGTGCTGGCTGTGAGTACTGTGGAGGAGTCCAAACTCCTCCTTCAATCTCTACTTGAGGCGCATCAGAGGATCCGAAGATAATCTGTTCTGACGTAAAAGCCGCCAAGGAAAGAGCCGAAGGGAGAAAAATTCCGCTTGACATTAATGAAACGCTCCTCCAGCTGTTTGGGCCATAGTCCTCTGATCTCGGATTCTTAGAGCATCTCTGAGACCGGAGGAAATAACCTGAGTCGCTTGTTCTGGCGTGCTATTCGGAGGAACTACTATTTGACCTATGTGAACGTTTACGTCACCTGAGGACAGCTTGTTTTCCCAAGTCTGCATGCCGGCAGCGTAGTTTCTGTAGGTATCTTCGTAGTATCCACCCTTTTTAAGAGCTTCAGCAAAATGTTCGATATCTTTTGCTTCAGTTATTCCTTGAGATTTGTATCTCTTACTAGTGATAATTTTGGCATAATCAGAAGCAAAATCTTCTAGACTCGAATACTCACGATAAGTCTTATCCGAGTTTTCGATTCCAGCTGCATTATTCTTAGATTTGAAAACAGAGCTAGTAAATCCACCTGTTTCATGAGCCCACTGGTCCAATATAAGATTAGAAGGAATTCCAGTCTGTTTTGAGACCATTTCAGCCAGAGATCTCATGTCAGTAACTCCCTGACCACCATAACCCATGGGAACCCTACTAAAAACTTCTGGTCTAACTGGAGTATGACTCAAATTGTAGCTGTTGATGGCTTTAAAGTCCGGATTGTTTACCTGTTGATCTTTCTGAAAGGTAAACATGTCCCTAACATCAGCGGCTGCTTTAACAGATTCGTCAGCTGCTCTGTTGATATACTTCTTAGCCTCATCCAGACTACCATGAGTGTAAGCGGCTTTAACTGCTTCATAAGCCGCAAAGGCAGAGTTAGCTATAGCCATGAAAGAATGACCGCCAACTTTACCAAGTAAATCAAAAGTTAAGATCATTTTCGTGATGTCGTTGATGAGATCATCGAAAGTCTTTAGGAGGCTTTTGGCGCTCACGTCTTGAGTTTGAATGGAATCATCACCATCCAGAACGCCAAATAGATACTGAAAGTCTCCTGCTGCTGTTTTCACCATACTTCCGATGTCTGACATTACTACTTTGACATCGTCCCAAACTGGAACGAAATCAGTAGAAATCTCATCAGAAATAGCAGGGAGATTTGAAGTGAACCAATCATTCAGATCTTGAAGTTTCTTGAGTTGATCATCAGAACTCAGACCGGCTTTTTCGAAGAGTTTAGAAATTGTACCACCAAGTAAGAATTCGAATTCAGTGGTGAATCTCTTTACTTCCATCCGATAATCTCGGATTTTCTTCATGTTCTCATCAAATGAGCCACCCATGGCTCTGCCGAGTTTAATGTTCTGCTCATAGAGATATTGAAATCTCTTATTGAGTTCTGGATCATAAGCAACTTCATCAATCGTAGCCCCAAGCTCATCTAATGAAACCTGCATGGCTCGAGCAGATTCCTTAGTCATCAACATTCTGAGACCAAGAAGTCTGTAAGACTGATCGGTCATTGCTGTCTTATCCGCAAGTCCTATGAGACCTAGTCCAATTGCGGATAAAGCGCCTACAGCTACTGCTTCTAATTTAAAGAAACCAGTAGCTGATTGAAGAGTGAAATTCTCCGTAAGTTTTTGGGTGTCCTTGAGTACAAACCCAAGTTTGTGAAAAGAGGCCGTGTCAGGCAAAGCTCCTACTCTTATAAAGTAGGATTCTAAAATATTTTCTGCCATTAGCCTTTTTCCTGCGACCTTCTCCAGGCTCTGGCCCGGTTCTCATTCTCTAGTCGAACGTCTAGAAGCTCCACGGCATCGAACAGATCATCTATAGTGTATGTCCCGTCAAATGTTTCATGGAGTCTCCATAGCCCGTCTTGGACCGGTCTCATTAGAAACGGGTCCAAGCTGGGATATTCTGTCGGTTCCCAGTTCACTTCTGAGTGTTCGGTGAATTCGACTCTGGGCCGACTAGAAAAGGGGAAAGACTGAATGCCAACGACTCAGTTGTGAGAGAAAGAAGTTCATTTGCTTCTAAAGGCATGGTAACTGTTCCCGAAGGCCCTAGTACAGCCGTCGGAAATGTGTTTCCTTCCTTAGTGTCCAAGAAGTAAACTTTCTTCAAAGCCTCAGTTTCTATCATCGTGTATTCTTCTCTAGTAAGCTTACCTAGAGCGCTAAGAATACTTCCTCCCTCAGACCTGCTTCCCATGGTTGTAAACAACCAGCAGGCCGTGCGGGGATCCATTTTCTTGACCTCGAACGTTCTTTCCCCTACAATTACTGTTCTTGAAGTTTGCCGATTTTCCACTTCAATCTCCTTACATGGTTACTACGTTTGCAGCCATAAGCTTCCAAGTACAGAAACCACCTGAAGGACCGTATGGCTTATCTGGAATTTTAGTTGGAGAAACTCCTGTGAGAATGTGAATTGCCCCACTAAGAAGATCAACAACTTTAACTGCTGCCGCTGCGAACTGTTGAGCATTCTGATTCTCACTCAGAGTAAACTTGGTATTAGCCCAGTTTACTAAGAACTGATGCAGAGTGCTATTTTGCTGAGTCTCAAGCGTGAAGGAACCGTTGCTCCCAGAAACATAGCTGACCATGACGGTGCCATCTGCAGCAACATCATGAACAGTACGATCAACTGTGTAGTCAATCGTAATGTTTTTCACACCTTGCTGACCCTCAAATGCGAACGCTCCAGTATCAGGATCTGTGAACGCTCCCACAATACTTTTAAAGGCATAGGTTGTCATCTATATTCCTTTCTATGCTTGAACCAAAACTTGGATCGTAACAAAATGAACAGCCCCTGCCTCAATTAGTGCTACGTAGATTGGAGGAGCTTTACGAGCCTGAATATCCGATTGGCTCAAACTGCTGTATTTAGGAGTAAGAACCAAATACCCGAGTGGTAGAGCCTGTCCAGCAACTAGTTTGTTATTTCCACCAACATCGATTGTCTGACCTTGCCAAACCCCAGGAGCAATGAAACCAGTGTCTGCAGACTTAGCCAGAGCTCTTTCAACTTCCTGAACTAGAATCTGCTGACCAGCATCAGTCTGAGGTACTTTAGGCAAAGTAGTCAGTTTGTTCATCACGTTGAATTGAATATTAGCAGCTAGAACATCCAACCCAAGCATCTGATCAAAGAAGACCAGATCTGCCATCATGGTACCTTGCTCAAGAATGCTAAACTTGTTAGCATAATTGAGATACAGATTACCATTAGGACCTTCACCGCGAGTAACACCCTCGATTTTATCTACTTGAGTTGTAGTGAGTGGCTCAACATAGACATTCACCAGGGGAAGCCCGGCATTGAACTTCATGGTGAAGGAAGAATTTGATAGCTGAGTATTTGAACCCATCGCTCTGCCCATAACAGCAGCAGCGAAATAAGGCTGGTTAGGATAAGTTCCACCCTGAGTTGTTGCGTACTGCATCCATGTTCTACTGGAATTAGCGGTAAAAATAGTCAGAAGAACGTTTCCAGCTGTTCCAGTTGGAACATCTGAATCTGCAGTAACCCCAAAGTACAGAGTGCCTACTTGAGTCTGAGTCCATGCTGCAATTGCAATATGATCTGCCTTAGCCGCACCGCATACCATTCCGGGGTACCACTCAGCATTCTGCGCTCGGCAGTATTCAAAAGCTTGAAGGCAGCTCTCACCGATAGCAGTGATATCGACAGTAAGACCCGAACCAGTTGAAGGACTGACAGCAGTAGTAGTTTCGCCAGAAGAGACTGCATACCCTGTTCCCTGGGATCCAAAGAGAATACCGATAGAGGAAGGAACTCCAGCAGTAGCCGCTAGGATTACTCCGACACCGCCAGTGCCGCCAGAGATATTGAAATGATCTCCAACAGCCCATCCGGTACCGGCTACGTTAATAGCAATAGCAGAAATAGCTGTCAGATCTTGTCTTCCGATCAAAACAGCTGCGGGTGGCTCAGGTTGGCTGAAATAGAGACCAGCTGCGATATAAGCAGGATCTGTTGGTGAGAATCCATCTGTTAACATTGCGGTGGAATAGGTTGCTTGAAGGTACTTTCTAGTTCTTTCAGAAGAAGGAATTACAGCTTCTGAACCGACAATCAAACCCATATTAAAGGTTGGTGCTGCAACCTGTGGAGAGTTAGTAACCACAGTTACATCAGCAATTATGCTTAGAGGTAGCGGATTAGATGCCATTGAAACTCCTTACAAATAACTGTGTTTACAACCGGTATCAGTTTGATATACAATTATCTTATGGATAACTGTATCCCAGGCACGCACGCAAGACGTCATTGGATTAGAGAAAAAGGACCTATTCCAGAAGGCCTAGAGGTTTGCCATACATGTGATAATTCAAGATGTAAGAACATTAATCACATGTTTCTCGGGACTCATTCTGATAATATGATAGACGCGTCTACTAAAGGAAGACTAATTCAGTCTGACAGTCACAGAGAAGCAATCTCAGTATCATTAAAAAGGAAAAAATCTCTAGAAAGAATCTTAACACAAGAAGAAATTAAACTGATTAAAGAATCTAAAGAGTCTATTTCTGCTCTTTCTAAGATTTTAAATAAACCATGGAAAACAATACGTAGGGCTAGGGTGCTGTGACCGTGAAGTCTGTCTGGAGACCGGTTTCATTGTAGATCTTGACCTCAACAGACTTTACAGTACCAACGGTCAGGGTCTCTGTAATCTGTTCGTTAAAGTCAATCACCATATCTTGCCGTTCCCACCATTGACCTTGAAATCTTTCTGGTCCTCTAGAAGGTTCCTCAATCGATGGATTTATGTATAGATTATTATCCGCTAGATACTTTGTAGCGAACAGTGATTTTAGTAAACCCGATTGAATTAATTTACAGTTGTTAGTAGAATTTGGACCATAAAAAGTCCAATGACTGGTCCACATTCTAGTAAAAACATCTGTAAAAGTTCCGGTTAAACCCGAAAATTGATTGTCTCTTAGTCTAGAATAAGCACTATCTTCAGTAGTACATCTTATGAAGAGAGTGTCTTTGTCTATATTAGGACCTGGTTGTCCCTGTCTAAGCCAGCCGATTCTAACCTTAGAAAAAGCTAGTGGATCTGCTATGACAAGTGACGAAACTCCTGTAGTTGTAGCGTTTGAATCCATCGTGAATGTTCCAAGCAATGGATCTACACTAATAATTTTAGCTCCAGAAGGTATTCCAGTTCCTGTTACTGTTTCTCCAGCATAGATCAACCATGTGTTATTTGGAAAATCAGGTTGACTAGGAGTTGCGATGGGAGAACCAGAAACTAACGCTACATTCAGTGTAAGTGGAGAAGCCAGAATACCTAGCAGTTGAGCCGCTACGAACTGAAAAACTGTCTCAATTTCTTTATCAGAATGGGCATCTGAGGTAAATAAATTTCCATCAGGCCACTGAATGCTTTGCATTAGTTTCCTGCCAATCTAACCGCAATTGCTTTCCAGAAATTGCGATTGGGATAGGGGAACACCTGAAGAACTCTCCACTTGGTGTAGCCCCAATCGATGATGTCACTTACTCTCTGATCTGGATCTATTCCGCTGGAACCGCCTCCATTTGGATCACCTTGTTCTGTATCTAACTGAGTTAGATATATTCTCTGTTGAGAATGAAACACCATAGATCCTGTGATTCTATCAGCTTCAGGAATCATTTCGAGATCTTCTGGCGTAGCAACAGAAACTACTCCCCACCCAGGGATAGTAACAGAACTAGTAGTCCATCCTCCAAGTTGAAATGAGCCAGTAGATCTAATGATTGAGTATGACTCTGAGAGCACTCCATCATCAACTACAAATGCTAGATCATCTACTTCACTCATCTTTTACCTTCTCTTCTCGGAGAACATACGTGATAGCTTTTCTCATTGTATCTGAGAAAATACCAGGAGAATCAAAACCCTTAGCTCTAATAGTAGCAGGACTATTTCCAGGCCAGCCATTAGCAGGATTAGTGAACCAGTCTCTAGCTGCCTGTGAGGCGAAGATTCCGATCTTCTTAAGAATTGCCTGTGCCTGAGACGACTGGCCATCTAATTGAAGTTTCGCAGCTTGAGCAAGCATTTCAGAAATTTGTTTCTTATTCGGCGCGAAAAACAGAGAAGCCTTTAAAACTGATCTCGGAGGTTGCTGCTTTAGTGGAGAACCCTTTTCAAACAGAGCTAAAAGATAAGCATTACTCAAATTAGATCTTTTCTTTAGAGTAATGAGTTTCTTTTTCTTTAGAAGACTGGCTTTCTTAGTAGACGTAAATCTTTCTATTCTTTTCTGAATTTCCTTACGTCTTCTGAAAGCAGTTGAAGTATCCCCAGGAACGCCTACTAATAACATGTGGGAACCAATTTGCTTGATTCCCATGAAGTAATTCTGCGCATTCCCTTTATGGATAACTTCTACTGGAAGTTTTTCTGCCTTAGGAGTTTTAGACTTCTCTAAAGCAGCGACAGCCTCTTTTCCACGTTTTTTAGCGCGCCAAAACTCGATGAGTTCTTTATTTGATGGAGGCATTACGGCACCCAAACAGGTCCAGAACACGTGGCCATTGCCACTGTAATGAACAATTCTCCATACTGAGTCTCAGACCATGCTCCCCACTGTTCCCAGCCTTCAACAACCTTAGAAGAAGCACTGACATCGCCAGCTGCTCTGTGGACGATGATTCCCTTTGTAAGTCCAGAGGAAGCTATTTGAGCTGCTGTAAGATTAGGTCCGGCCTCAGTTCTGAGGTAGAGAGTGAGATAGTGAGCCACAAAGTAGGCTACCTGCATGAACCAAGCTTGCTTATACCTAGCTTGCATTACAGAAGCCAAAGCTAACTCAAGATACGTCATCATCACAATGAGTGGCGCCCATGGAGCCTTATAGACTGTGAGAGTCGTATCTGTAGCAATAGCAACTTCTGTAAGAGTAATGGTATTCGTATTAGTGTCAATAGACTCAATGAGAGTATCTTTTGGAAAAGAGTTCAGATTGACTACTAATTGACCTACAGCTAATCCAACAAGCAAACCCGGAGGAACTGTCACTATAGGAGAACCTAAAGTAATAGTCAGTCCATTTAGAACTGTTGGTGGTCCAAAAAACTTTGGGTATATAGTTAAGAAATCCGTTAGCGTATATGGCGGGTTTCCGGAGAATACCATTCCGGATGCTCCACCAAAGTACATTAGAGTGAGACTGCCGAAGTCCAACCCCGCAGTACCATAGAGCATATCATAGAATCCGGCAATGTCCGGAAACCCGTAGGTACCCATATAAGCTCCTTACTTCGATTCTGTTTCTTCCTCTTGAGAATCTTCAGAATCCTCAGAGTCTTCATCCTCATCTACAGCTTCAGCACTAGGAATCAGGGACGGAGTAGATTCCTGTTCCGGTGCAGTCTCTTTTTCCTGATTCGGTTCGTCCGAATCATCCGAAGAAGCACTTGGTGCTTGTGGAATCTGAGAGGCGGTTTGAGAAGTCTGAAGGGGAGAATCTTCATCTTCAAGAGGCTTAATTTGAGGCTCTTTTCCCCTAACGTCTGTTTGAGACCTTGCAGCTTGAATCTGTTCATCTGTGGGTCTGCTCTTAGCTCTGTTCTTCTTTCCACCGCGATGAATCGTGACTGTTCCATCTTTCACAAGCAAATCGAAACCTGGATGATCTTCTACGTCATCCGGGACTCTTACTGCTTGATTTGCTGGGACATGGACTAAACCTAGTTGATCTGCTCTCGTACCATTAAAGGACGGAGAGTGAAGATTAACGTGCCGAGTTGACTTAATAATCATCGTAATCTCCTAAAAAAAACTGCGGGTCCCCAAGACCTACCCAAGAGACCCGCAGGTTCCTTGCCAGGAAAAGATTATGCGCCGTAGAAAATGCCAACAGTCTGCGGACGGTTAATCTTAACCACGCCAATGTTTGCCAGGTACAGGAATTCGAAGCACCCAGATACGATAGACGGAGGCGCACCAAACCTGGTGAGCTCCTGCGGAATGCCCAAAGACAGGCAGTCCTTATCGTACTTATATGCTATAATTTCCTGTGAAGTGCTTGGACCCTGACCATCAAGCCACTGAGGCAGAGGATAAAACTCCGGCTCAATTCCAAAGGCAGAGCCAAGATAGTTCCTCTTGACGTAATCTGCAATTGAAGCATAGCCCTGAACTCCACCAACAATAGCCATTGGAGCAGTTATTTGAATGTACTGCGCCGGCGGAATAAGGAACCGATCCGGCATTGCACCAGGTGCATTACCAGAAGCGTTCCAGATCGTCAACGCCATGAAGTTGAAGTCACCCAGAATAGCAACAGGACTCTTCGTCGACCAGGTCATGGTAGAACCAGTACCAGTGGCCGGCAAAGCAGTCTGAGTCACGCCAGGATTGTTCACCAAGCCATAGATGCCATTAAAACCAGCATAGGCACGGCGATCAAGAGTCTTGCTGTAGTCAACACGAACGCCCTTGTCCAGGAGGTCCTGAGGACTACGACCAACCTGTGCCATACGCAGTGATTCCACAATGGGAATCCTGATGCGTACTTGGTACGGAAACACAGGCCAGACGTCCTGAGTGTTGTTGTATTCGATTACGCGAGAATCGTTGGTCTGAGATCCTGCTGAGTTATCAGCCGGCCCGCGAAAATCTACGTTGTGGGCAATGTGGTTCATGATCCATCCGCCGCCGCGATCAATGGGGAGATCACGGAGGTATGTGTAGTTCTCAAGAGGTAGACGAACTACAGGATCAAGTTTGGCAAGCTCTGCCATGAGGAAGGACTGTCCCGTCGCGGCCGCAGCAGCATCAGAAAGGACTTTTCCACTCCGCAGAGCTTGAAGATTCTGCTCATATTCACGTGGAGATAGACTCATTGTATTCTATTAGACCTTTCCTTCCGCTTACGGAATCTGACGAGCAAGAATGGTGACCTGGGCTGTACCATCTACTTCCAGGAAACCAGTCTTCCATTTAAAGTTAGGATAAAGTACGGAATTAGAT